TTAAGCTAGTGCATTTAATTTATTAATTGTATCTTCTTCCATTTTTGCAGTTGCTTTCTGATAAATGGATATTGTTGTTCTATAGTCTGAATGTCCTACACGTTGCATAATCTGTTTAAGTGGTACATTCAATTCAGCTAATAGAGTAATGCCTGAATGTCTTAATGTGTGAGAAGATATATGCTTATCAATGCCACACGCTTTAGCGCCTTCCTGCAAGTACTTACTAACATTCACATAGTTTGTAGGGTTGCCCTTTAAGTTGGTGAATACAAACCCTCTATCGTTGTAATTGCTATCCCACTGTTTTAATTTTTTGTTTTCTAGTTGTATTCTTTTTAATATGTCGATACATGTATCATCTAACTTAATAATACGATTAGATGCATCGGTCTTTGTTGTGTCTTTAAAGCCTATAATATCATCCTTACGTGTCCATAAAATTGTACCGTCGATAGTGAGCGTTTTATTATCATAATCAATGCTATCATTCTCTATAGCTAGCACTTCACCAATTCTCATGGCAGTAAGCATCTGAAACAAAGCTATGTTACCAGCAAGCCAAACACTTCTTTTACCAGTAGCAAACTTTTTGTTATCTGACTCATTTATAAGATATTCAGATATTTCTTTTACTTGATCTAGAGTTAAATAGTTTTCTTCTTTAGCTTTAACTTCTTCTCTAGTTTTAAACTTCTTAGGAATTGTCACATATTCCAGGTATGATAAATCACCTATACTGTATTGTGCATTAGCATAATGCATGGCACGTTTAAAAGTACCATATCTTTTTGCTATCCCTCTATCTGATATGCCTTTCTCTATTCCTTTATCCACTACAGATTGTGCAATCTTCTTATTTACTGATAAAAGTAATATATCTTTATCTATTGCCTCTTTAATCATCTTAACGTGGTAAGAGAGTGTTTCTAACGATGTGACTTTACAACCTGATGTAGCTTTATGGTAGTTATACCACTCATCTAATAAGTTATGAAATGTCATATCTTTAATATCATCGGTAGATAACTCTTTAATCTTTTCATTTATCTTTGCATCTAAAAGCCTTTGCGCCTCTTTTTGTGACTGCTTACCATTCCTATTAAGCACAACAGAGGTACGCTTGTATTTGTTAGTTAGAGGGTCTTTATAACGTTGTACGTATCTATATTTCTGTTTGCCATGCTTATCTATGAATGGCTCTATAAACATTGTTATTCCTCCTTAATGTTACCTGATGAAATGTCATCGATTTTATTAATCGTTTCTTCATAATTTCTTATATGATCATTTAAGCTTTCTAGCGCATCATCTAATTCTTTTATCGAATACTCTTTAAAATTGAATTTAACTGTTGCTGGAAAGGTAATTGATTTTAGATTGTCTTTAGAATAGGGTGCAGAGTAATTATTTCTTATGTTAATTAAATTTTGTTTAATTTTATTTAAATCGTCAAGCATAGGTATATAGAATGTATTTCTCAAAGTTTGTAATTTATCGGACATTTCTTTTGGTATGTCATTATTGAATATAGAATATAGTTTTTTGAAAACATCTCCGTGATAATAATCAATCATAAATAAATCTCTAAAATATGCTTGAGAGTCTTTGTACAGTTTTATGTAATCATCAGGTTTAACATTTACGTTTAAGGACTGTTTATTTAAAGTGACATACCTACCGAGAATATTAGGCATTTGATTAAGCGTATTATATTCTTTTTCTTCTTCAAAAAGCCCGTCATTAAAATTAAAGCTTTTAATAAAACTAAAATCATAAATAATATCTATATTTTTTATTTCTTTGTTTTCAAGGACTTTTTTAATAATGGCACTACTATTTGAGTGTTTTTTTAATAACTCTGTATCTTTTTCTTTCAATTTTTCAATAACAGCCCGTCCACTATTTATCATCTGATCAATAATATTATAGATTTCTAATTCGAGATATTTTAAAACATCTTCATATAAAAAGTTATCGTTATTGATTATATGATAAACATTATATTTAAGTGCATTATCCACTATATAAAGTTTTAACATCTCATTTATTTCTTCTAATCTGGTTTTATCTTTATCAATTTCAAGATTTTTAATAATATAACTTTTTAAATCTCCATAAAGTAATTCATTAACCGATATATTACCTAATTCAGCTATACGTTTTAATCTTTCTGGACTTGGTACAGACTTCCCTTTTTCCCACCTACTAACTATACTATCGGATGCCTCGAAACCTTTAAATCTTTGTCCAAATTCTCTCATATTATCACCTAATGAGAGTCGTATATTCTTTATTCTTTTTCCTAATTCATTGTTATTGTCACTCACTTTTACCCTCCTTAAAGTACTACTTATATAAATCATTATCGCACTTTTTTATTAAAAAGAAAAGAAAAATCGACGTAAACCGACGTAATAGGGTTGCGTTTTAGAAAGTTATATGCAATAATATATCTAACGACGCAAACCGACGCGTTATAGTTAGGAGGTGAGAACATGAATAAAGTTGTTGGATATCGTAAAATGATTGGTTTAGCTCAAACTGATCTAGCGAAAGAATTTAATATTTCCGTGCAATCATATAGAAATAAAGAAAAAGGAAGAGTACCATTCAAGCAAAGTGAAATGTTGATTTTTAAAAAGTTGTTAATTAATAATGGCTTATTAGATGTAACAATAGATGATATTTTTTTTAACACTTAACCGACGCAAACCGACTTGATAGGAGGACTAAAAATGAAAATCGTGGATTTAGAACCTAAAGTACATGAAACAATCATGAATGATGCAGGTATTAAAGACTTTGAGCCGAAATATGCGAAGTTGTCAGCAATTCCAAAATATCTTGGTGTAAGTCGCTCAACTGCATTAAGAATTATTCAAACAGCAGAAGAAACAGGCTACGAGCATATTAGAGTTAGCTTGTCACCAACACTTCAGTTAGTGCGTTTACGTGTCCTGGATGAGTATATCGCCAGTAAGGATAAAAAATGGATGTAGGAGGTAGGAATATGAGCGCACTTATTAAAACAGTCGCATATACACTTATTGCTCTATATATAGCCGACACGTTCGCAAAAAATCATGTAGAGATGCAAACGATATTCTACTTTGGAATGTTGATTGCAGTAAGTTTTGAAATATTAAAAGTGAAAACATTGGAGGAAAAAAAGTATGTTGAATCAAAAAGAAGCTAAAAATTTATTAGATCATTATACGATGCAACAACAGACGCAGCATGTAATGGAAGCATACGTAAAAGCAAGTGATTTATTAGAGGAATCAATTATTGAATACTTAAAGCAAGAGCCAGCACTCATTAAGCATTTAGAGAATATACAAAGTAATTTTATAAATAAATTATCCGTAGAAGTATTAGCAATCAAAGGAGAGCATGAGATAAGTTTGAGAAATACCGAAGAATTACTGAAAAAGATGATGGGGGAAAAGTAAAATGACAAACTTAAACGATGTAGTAGTGGATATTAACAGTCTTAAATTAAAGGTAGATGCACTAAATAATTTAGTATTTAGCAATTTAGAAGATGCAGAAGATAGATTAGAGCAAAATTGGATTAAAGAGAACTTTACATTAAGAACGATGACAGAGGAACAGGTCCAGGATATTTTTATTTTGAGTACAGTAATTAGCGATATTTGGAAGTCGGTCGAGAGGCTGCAAGATGAAATAAAAAAAGCCGATACTTCACGTAACACTTTGGCGAGTGATGAAGTACCAGCATCGAACGATTAAAAAATCATTCATCTTTTATTATAACAAGAAAAGGAGTTGATAAGGTGGATGAAGTTTCCCTATATAAAAAACATTTTGAGTTACACACACAACTAGATTATGTGAATACCATTAATCTTTCGAGAATAAAAGAAATAAGTAAAAGAATTAATTTTGCAAGTATTACTACTGAAAGACAGATTTTTAACAATCTCGGTAACTTGTATCATCGTGAAAAAAACGATGATATAACGGGTGAATATATTAGTAATCTCACTATCAATTATACCATAATTCCCAAAAGATTGGGTGTCTGTTTCGGTACTGTATCAACGAAAATTGAGGAAAAAGACGGGGAACAGGAAAAGAAGTCTAACTTTAAAGGCGCACCATTTAACAACTATGCACGATTTATTGTAGATCTAGTATCTGATAAAGTGATTTATTCCGATGAATTAGAGAGTTTTATTATCGTGAATGGTAATTCTTACGAAGTGTTAGATGAATATAATTTTATATTGAACTATCCAGTAGAACCAAAACAGTATATAGATGATTTTTTAAACGTAATGTTAGAAGTGTATCGAGAGCATTTGAATTACAAGCATGACTATATTATTTATCCATATAGCTTTGCAGGGAACAACTGGACATATGATTGTAGTAAATTACAGTTTGATAAGAAAAGGCTCAATAACAACGAATTATACGCAATAAAATATGATGTTGACTATAAGAACGTAGATACAACTATCCCTAATAAGTTTTATCAGCTAGTTACTGAAACGGACAAAAGCAAAAATAACTTAATGTTATTACACGCTTATGTGATGTTTAGAAAACTAAAGCTAATACAAGCAGAGAAATGGTTTTTATTGAAAGATTTCGGCCGTTCGGGGAAAGGACTCACGATGGCGACATTTGATAGCATTATGAAAGTAAATAAAGTGAGTTTTGATAGCTTACTGTCACCAGGCTTTGAAAGTGCTAATGAATGGATGAACTTTTACGGGTGTGACATAGCGCACGCAAACGAAACTGGCAGTATAGAGCCTAAAATTATGCGGATATTAAGGAAGATTGCAACGGGAGAAAGTATTTCAGGTCGTGGCATCGGGAAGAATAATTTCAAGTTTAAGAATAATGCAGTATTGATATTAGATACCAATGAGAGTGTAGATACTGGCGAAATTACAGCCAACACAACTCGAACAATCAAAATTGCATTAAAAGATAGACCGATACAAGAAACGGATGATGAACGCTACCAGGTATTTAAGCCTTATTGGGACTTTGTAAAGCCTAATGGTAAATTGTCCGTTGATGCCTCTGTATCATTCTTGATTGCTAGTTTAGATCACTTAAAAAGTATAGGTGGAGAATTTAAGTTTTACGATGTCACACTAAAGCATTATTTTAGTGCAGACGAACTTACAGAAACACAAGAACTGCTTATAAGGATGCTTTCAGAGAATGAGTTTGCTATTGCTGGTGATGAAGTACTAACTCGAGTGATTGAAGAAGATTATAAGAGTTTGAGATATAAGAAAGCAAAGCAGGATATGAAAAATATTGGTGTATCTATTAATCAGCAGAAATGGATAGAGGGAATGAATTGCAAAGTCCATGTAGTCGGGAACAGAGAGTTATTCAATATGGCTAAACGATTAATTGAATAAATATAGGTTAGCTAACTCTAACATAACTCTTTATATAGCCTTAAAAATATTGATATAACAACTACTAACTCTTATAACTCTAATTATCTACAAATAATATTAAGTAGTAAAAATTAGTAAGGTCTATAGAACAAAAAAAGAGTTATAAGAGTTATGTAGGTTAGGAGGGATGTAGATGTCAGGCTATGATGTAGCAATAAAACTTCTTGATAGCAACATTCAAGTTGTGCCACTAAACAAGTATAAAAAGCCTAGTACCAAGTTTAAAGATGTAACTATCGACAGAGAATATATAGATCACTATAAAAGCTACTATCTTAATACAAAAGTATTAGGTGTACTTACTAGAGGTGTTTGGTGTATCGACATTGATATTAATCATAAGGAAAATGAGAACGGTTTGGAGAGTTTGAAAGCTATTCCTTATTATGATGAATTAAAAAGCAATATTGATAATACACTTGTACAAACTACAGCAAGTGGAGGCAAACATATTATTTTTAAAAAGCGTGAAGACATCAATTATAGTCAAAAAATAAACTATCTACCCTCTGTAGATATTAAAGCACATGACAATAATTACTTTGTACTTGCTGGCAGTGTTACCGATAAAGGTACTTATACAAAGAATAATAATCGTGTTACTGAATATGTCGGAGAGTTTGAAAGACGTATTTTCTCAAAGCCTGGAAGTTTTGAACAACAGGTGCTAGAACGATTTACAGTAAAAAGCACTTTACCCGACTATGACACTTCACACTTAAAAAGAAGTGGTAAAGGTGGACTAGGTAAACAGGCGTATACACGTATTGTAGACGGACAAAGCACGACAAGAAACGATGATTTATTTAAGGCAGTAAGTTATGCATTGAGATATAACATTGATATAGAGCCTCTTAGAGTGCTTATATGGGATAACAAGAACGGTGATATTTTTACCGAGAGTCAGTGGGAGGCAACTGTACAGAGTGCAAGAAATAACTTCTTATTCTAAAGATGATGTAGCAAAGGAAATCGGACTTATTACAGGAATACCGAACGAAATATATTTTTGTTCACTATCGAGATCATCAGCAGTTTATGTTGAGTGTCTCGAAGATAATAGCTGGATAGCGTGGCGAGAAAGTTACGCCACCAATACCAGCAAGCTAAAAAGCTATAAAGTGATAGCGAATGGCAATTTTGAACTTGCTATTGCTAGAACTAAAAATTATTTAAAGTTTATGAAACAAATAAACAAGAAGTAGTGTAACCCACCAAAGCATAATTAAGTGGCTAAACTGTCTGATGTATGTCATTTTTTTACCATTCCCGTTGGTAATTCACTGTTATTATGAACACTCCTTAGATTAATAACGATACCAAAACATGATTATGTGTATAAAAGATTTATGTATGCATCCCGTACATGCATTTAAGCTACAGGGTACGAAGTCACCTAAACATTATATGTGATTAAACTAGATATGTAGAGAGGATTAGATACCCCCTCACCTTATATAAGACTTAGATACCCTTATATATTGTATTGGATCGCCTCCTTTTTGGGATTGTCATATAAAAAAAACATTCAGAAAAAGGAGAACAAAAAAATGTTAAAACAAGAAACTTTAGAACTAGATGCAAAGATGAGCCAGGAACACTTGGATGTATTAAATATCATTAAGGAATGTAAAGATGATGCAATCACACGAAAGCAGATTGTCGCATTACTTGGTAAAGATGCAACGTACTTTAGACAGTTGAACATTATTATTAATGATCTAGTGGTTATATTTAAAGAGCCTATCGGTTCGGCAAGTAATTCATTAAGAAATGGTTACTTTTATTGTAGAAGTAAAGAAGATTTTTATTTCGCTAAAGCATCTCTATATTCAAGAGTTAGCAGTATAGGGGATAGATTGGAAGTAATCAGAGAGTTAGAAAAAGCAAGAAAGCAATAATGGTAGTTGGGAGGGTTACCCTCCTGGCTTACTACTAATAAAAAAATGAAAAGAGGATAATAATATGCACTTTAACAATATTAAGAACGCAATCAATTTATTAAGTATTCCAACAGATATGAAAGAACAGCTATATAAAGCAGTGGAATTAGACGAGGCAACAATTCCTACTATTACAAAAAAAGAAATACTAGCTATTGAAGATGACCAGGAAAGACAAGAGGCAATTAAAAACAATATACATTTATTCCAATAAAAAAAGGTGGTTAAACAATGAGTAAAATTATAGAGAAAAAACAGGAAATAGAAAAGATTAAATCAGAAATTTATAGTTTTATGGATGATAAGAATAATCTTGAAAAAGATATTAACGATCTAAAACGTGAATTTGAAAATTTTGAAGATGAGTACAACGCACTTATATTAAATGGTCAACAAGATAAGGCAGATGCATTATTTGTTAGTCATGAAAGCAAAAGGAAAGAATACGAACTAAAAAATAAACGTTTAGAAAGTATGGAACTACTGAATGCAGATGAAGTTGTTATTAAGAAGTGGAAAGAAATATCTGTAATTGCAAACAGCTTAGAAGATGAGTACAGAAAAGAACATGATGATGTTTTAACAGATTATTTAAAAGCTAGGGTAGAATTAGAAAATAAAAAGAAACAACTTGAAGAAATTTCTTATCAACATAAAACATATAATTATGCATTAAATGTAGAATGTAGTGGACATTTTCATGGTATAGGTAGACGAGATATACTCACAGATATTGTGAGTCGCGATGTGTTCCCTGAATACTATGTACAAAGTAAGTTAAAACAATACCAAGCTGAACAGCAATAAACACACTGACTAGCATACCATTATCGGTGTGCTGGTCTTTAATACTATTTAAGGATGTGAAAAGATGAAACTGACGGAAAGACAAAGGCGCTTTGCAGATGAGTATATTATTAGTGGTAATGCTCATAAATCATGTATAAATGCTGGATATAGTGAGAAGTACGCAAAAACAAACAGCCATATTATGCTAGAAAATACGAGAATAAAACAATATATAGATGAGAGGTTAAATTTGTTGAAATCAAATAAAATTGCAGAACAACAAGAAGTGTTGGAGTACCTTACAAGTGTATTAAGAGGACAGCAACAAGATATAGAAGTTTTACCATTATCAGTTGGTAAAGGTGTGCAGGAACTAAAGACGATAGAAAAGAGAGCAGACACGAGCGCACGCATTAGATCAGCCGAGTTATTAGGTAAGCGTTACGGTCTATGGATAGATAAGCAAGAAGTAAATACAAATAGTGTTGTGTTCGTTGATAGCATCATGAACGAAGAAACAGAAAAATATATAAATACAAATCATCCTAACGCTACAGTCATTGTTGATGATATACCTTAAGGGAGTGATAAAAGTTAATTTTTACTTATTATTTAGGTGTTTTAGGGAGGTGTTGAGGTGACTAAATTAAGCGAATTAGCATTTTGCAAAGTATCTATACATGATAAATCTAAGGATGCAGTATTAGGGTATTTCAATAAAACAATATTCGTAAACAACCATAGGCACTTTTTAACTATGGAAGGGATGCAGGTAGGCTTTGGTATTCGTGCATTTATTATTTGTCCTAAATGTAAGAAACGTTGTAACGTGCTTTATACGGTCAACCCCTACTATCTAAATGGTGATAGTCTATTCGGTAAAGTGTTGGCTTGTCGTAAGTGCTGGAACTTCAATTATTTATCACAACAGACGACTAAAACAAAGTGGGAATATGAATTGCACAAGATGTTGTATTACGGGATGTTAGTAGATAGTAAATTCCGATTAAATAATGGCTTTGCAACTCAATTCCCAACAAAACACAACAATATTTCATGGCACAATTATATGAAGTACTACAGACAATACAAGCACTATCAAGATATTGCAGGAAACAAGTGGATGAAACAAATACCAGCATCATTAAAAAGATATATTAAGAGGTGAGCCGATGAAGTTAATAAGAGCAGAATACACATTCACATATAAAAGTGATGGCAAGTTATCAGAATATCAGTTATTGAGAGACTTCTCACCAGTGACAATACGCTTAAATGTAGCTTATATGTCGATGCAGATAAATGAAATGTATCATCTTTCAGTAAGTCACACGACTTGTAGCGATGTATTAGGTGTTATAACTATTGGAACGCCAGTAGAAACATTAGCTTGTTGGATAATCGAGCAGAAACAGGCACTAGAGCGCTATAAAAAGAAATGTAATAAGAATATGCATATATTAAAAACGTGCTTGTATCAGTACTCTAAAGACGAACAAAGGGAAGTTAAACGTTACCTATCAAGTAATGGAAGATATGGCAATATTGAAGTGATTGAACGTTTAAAGCATGACTTATACCAAGTAATAAACAATGCACGTATAGAACGCAATAAGGCGCGCGAGAGCGAACATTTAATAAATATATACAAACATACCCAGCAAGTAAAACAAGCGTTACACACGCAAAGAGAGGTGCTTTCTGTATAATGTTTTTTCCATTGACCGAACATGATTATAAAACTATCGAACTTAGAATAAAGCAGTATCATTCATTAGCAGAATGGCTACATTATCATCCTGGAACAGAGGGAGAGTATATAGATAATGTTAGGCGTATCGTGAACGCTATATCAAATGTGTACAACGCTTTAGATTTACCTAGCCAGCAGTTATTTAAGTTGTTATGGTGGGAATGTGAGCCGATAGATATTATTGAAGATGTGATGCATGTATCAAAACGAACTATAAACAGGCACAAGAAATTGATACTTGAAAGAATAGGTGCAGAACTTGGCATCGTGTGAACGTAAAGCATTAAAGAATTATATAAAGAATTATCATAAAGTACACAAGCTGATAGATGTTGATGATCTAGATATTAGCGATAACGATTTTTTTAACATTGAAAGTGATACGGGTATGAGTTTTGATGCGATAGTACAGCAGTACACACAAATAAGCGATGTCGCTGGTATCAATAACATAATGGATAAAGTATTAAGAGTGGGGACAGAAAAAGAGATACACATTTTCTTTATGTTGCTACAGGGTAGAACGGTCAACGAGATGTGTAAAGTGTTCGATAAGAGTAGAAGTACTATACACAATTATATTGATAACTTGCTGGATAAAGTAATAGAGGGATAGCCATTTAATATGGTTATCTCTTTTTTTATACAATCATTAAAAAACCATGTATAATAAGAATAAAAATATTATAGAGATAGAGGATAATAACATGCTTTCACTTAATGAAAAGCTTTATCAAATTTTAGAAAGTATCTCTACAACAGGCGTACCTACTTGCAGGGATGCAAGTAGACTGTTTACCCTAGTAGATCATTTAATTTTTCACAAATGTATCGTTAAAATAAATGAGAGTGATAGCCAGCAAGCAAAGTATCGTTTGACTGATAAAGGAGAAAAGATGCTGAAAAGTCTAAAAAAGTAG